AAGCACACGGGCCACAAGCTCCGCATCTCGCAATCCATACCAAGCAAAACCGCGTCCAAGCTTTGCCCGCTTGGCACACAAGCTCCGCAATCCCACTATCTAAGCGGACCCACGGTTGACTTTGAATCAATCGCGGTTCCCGAATCCGTATAAATTGACGCACGACGCGCACATCACGCCCAGGGGGGGGCGGGGGTGCGCGCCGGCCCGCGCTAATTTCTATATTATCATCACACCCCCCACGAAATTTTTCGCTCTAACGCTCCCTCCGCCCCCTCCGCAGACCACCGCTCCCCCCCGCATCAAGCGTAGTCAGGAGTAGTTAGCGTTTAAACACATCCCACGCTTCGATGAACTTTTCGTGCTTTGCCTTGGAGTTGGTATTGTGTGGGTACAGGGATATGCGTACAGCTCCGTCTGTGGCGAGTGAGGGTATGATGTACCAGGTTGGGATTGCGGCGACATAGCAGGCGATAACATCGACCTTTGCGGGGTCTATGGGTTCTTTGCATTTGTTTCCGGTTGCGGTGGTGATCATATAGCGACCTAATCCCCCCCGTGATTTATCCTGCACTTTATCTTCAGTGCCTTTGATTTGTACTTTGAAGACTTTCCCTGCCTGGTTCATAACGAGGCAGTCCTGTGGGAGGTAATCTCCTAGCGGGGTAAAGACTTCGAGGTTATGACTGAGTGCTTCGGTAAAGAAGATTTGCTCATAGATATTACCCTTGCGTTTCATTGTTGGTCACCTCGATTACTTTATCCTCGGAGGCTTGTGGTGGTATGGACTCAGCGGCCTTCTTTGCTCCTTTTAGGATGGAGCGGACTTTATCGGGTGACATATCGGAAGCACCGAGCTTCACATTTGCGGATGCGGTGATGTTGGTTGGTCGTCCGGATACGGTCATAAGTTTATCGAAGAGCATACCTACTGCATAGGCTTTATTTTGGGGTGGTATTTTTTCGATGGAATCATGGAGATCGTTGAGGGAGTCGGAGACCATGTGTTGAAGTTTTTTTTGCACGGCATTGAGGAATTGTTGCTCAGTCATTTCCATGCCATAGCGCAGGGCGTTGTGTACGCGGTTTCGGTCAGCTTCCTGTTTTGCGGAGAGTTCCATATTATCTGCTTCGGTTTTCGGCCTTGATTTTCGCTGTGCGATTTTAGCGGCTGAAGTGATGACTTTATCCTTCAATGCATTTTCGAAGGGTTTTAGTTTTTTGGGTATCCCTTTTGGCATGGTTGCACTTTTTTAGCAGAAAGTTATTGACTTGTCTACAAATAACTACAAAAGGCTACGGTATGGAAGGAAAGGAATTAAAGGCGGCATTGAAGGAGTTGGGGATACACAGTGATGAATTTGCGAAGACTCTTGGGGTGAAGAAAGCGACTATGCGTGTTTGCATCTATGGGAATAGGGTGAGCAAGAAGATGGAGGCGGAGATTGCCCGGTTACGCGGTGAGCGTGAGCAGATGAGTGAGTTGGACCAGGTTGGTGAGATGATTGAGGATGTGGTTGCTCCGGTGCGCGAGGTTGAGAAGCGGGTGGAGGAAGCGGAGGAGTTATTGGGGCGGGTATATTTGAAGCCGAGGAATCCGTATCGTTATGATGTTGAGTTCCCTGATGGGAGTCATGGATGGTTCCGTGCGAAACCGAATAGTTATTTTATTGGGGATACGGTTAAGCTGAAGAAGGTGGGTAGCGGTTGGGAGGTTGTTCGATGAATGATGCTGACACTCGTAAAGCTTTGGAGTCCTTGGAGATCCTTTGCGGTCAATGTTCATCTTCTAAGCTTCGCAGGGACCACAAAGCAATTTTACTGAAATATATAACCTACGCATCAAAGGCCTTAGGTATTCGATGCTCAACTGATGGATTAGGGTTTAAATGGCATGGATGAATTAGCAGACAACTACTCCGAAGAGTTATGGGAGGATCGGCACAGTAGGCGTGGATTGTATTGGATGATCGAGGCCGCCCGCGAATCGGACGAGGACGAAGAGGACGAGGATGCGTGAGCGTATTCTTACCCGTGATGAAGCCCTTCGTGGATGGGATAGGTTTTGGTCAAAGAATCAGGTCAAAGAGTTTTTACGCACTGCGGATGGGAAGTATGCCCGTGATAAGGAGGGCAACCTGGTCGCGATCCGCACAGATGAGAAGCGTAGGTTACCGCAAAGGAAGTTTGATTTCAGAAGGGTTGATTATGGAAGCACCAAGTAGGAAGGTTGTGCATGAGGTAAAGGCTTTGCTTCATCGATGGAGTGAGGAGAGTGACCTGGAGGATGATGAGTTACTTCAGTGCATAGGTGATGCGGTGGATGAGTATTTCGATGAGGATGTTGTGGAGTTTGAGAGTGATATTGATTTGGAGGATGATGAATGAATATTTACCGCCCAACAGGAAAGAAGGTGGAGAGTTGGCCCCAATGGGTGAAGCGATTATCCGCTGAGTTGGACAGGAAGAATGCGGAGATTGAGCGTTTGAAAGCGAAGATAGACAGTCTTGAGCAGGAGAGTTTTGAGTTAAAGAAGCGAAGTTGTGATTTATGGAGTGAGGTGATGGAGACCAAGGCGAGCTATGAGCAATGAATATCCCGCCGGGTTGGAATCCGATTTATTGGAAAAAGTACGGGCGAGCGATACCGAGTTGCGTACCTCAATATGTACCGTGCGACTTGAGAAAGTTGGGGCCAACCCCGTCGAAATTCGACCAAGAGACGTTGGAACGGATACGCAGGGATGGAGCGTCGGGGAAAAAGAAATCCCGGTCGAAACGCTCGAAACGGCAATCATAGTGGGCATGGAGATGCAAGCTAGGGGATGATTCGTCCAAGATACGAGACTTCTGAGCATTTAGCTAATGAGCAAAGGGTTGCTGATTTTTTGAGTGAGGCATGGAATTGCGAGTTTATTAAGCTGAACCCGGTCAAGTGGAAGGTTGATTTTTTGATTCGTAGCCTTGGGGTTGAGGAGAAGTTTAGTTGGGCGGAAGTAAAGTGTTTAAATATGAACTTTGGACGCTTTCCGTTTATGATCAGTTACAAGAAGATTGAGGCGGCCAAGCAGTTGCATGATACTTCGGGCAAGAAGTTCCTGCTTATCTTTCGATGCTTGGATGATTTGTGCTATCATGTTTGGGATTTTAACAGGGAGTATAAGTTTGAGTATTCAGGCAGAACCACGGCCACACGGGACAGTCAGGATGTAGAACCAATCTTCCGGGTCTACCCCGATCAGTGCGTCAAGGTGAAGGGGTTTTGGGGATGACTGATGAGGAGATCATGGAGCAAGCGTTGGAACGCTTTGCGAAGGAAGCCCGCGAGAAGTTTATGGCGGGTATTCGGGAGCATAATCCCGATGGGAGCAGGGGCTTATCACGCATGACCTTGGAGCAGAAGCTACGCAGTTGCCGCGAAGAGGTCATGGATTTGTGGTTTTATTTAAATGCGATGGAAGAGAAATGCCGAGAATAACCTACGCAGATGAGATTGACGCGCACTTCGGTATTCCCTGGACCGATGATTTAAAGTACGAGAAGGGCGAGCTTGCCTGTGCGTTAAGCGAGGGAGAGATTGACGCACTACCGCAGGAACGGGCGGAGATTCTGAGCCGCTTAATGGTTGATCAACCCAACAGCGAGAAGGAAGATCCGATCAAGTGGGGATGGACTTTGCCGGGTTGGCGTAGGGTGATGAACAGGTGGGATAAGGATAAGATTCATGTGATTCTCGGCGGGAACCGGAGTTCGAAGACTATGTTCGCATCACGCATGATTGTACACTTGGCACAGCAGATTCCTGAAGCTGAGATTCGCAGTATGCACGTAACTGAGGAGCGGAGCATTCAGGATGCGCAGAAGACGGTGTATCAGAATCTTCCCATGCGATACAAGCGAACCAAGAAGAAGAGTGAGACCCATTCCCTGCAATATTCTCAGAAGAACGGATTTAACTCTGCCAAAGCGATATTACCACCTACGCAACCTGGTGCGGAACGGGGATCAACGATTTACTTTAATAATTACCGTCAATACATGGCAGACCCGCAGATATTCGAGGGTTGGTCCGCACATTGTATTCATCTTGATGAGGAAGTTCCTGAAGCGATATTTAATACTTTGCTTGGTCGAACGGTTGATTTTCATGGTCGTTTGCTCCTGACCTTCACAACTTTGCAGGGTTGGACACCATTGATTAATAGCTTATTGAAGGGCGCGGAGACTGTGGAAAAGAGATACAGTGAACTTCTTGGACGGGATTTACCTATCGAGCAGGTCTCCGCCAATTGGCCTGATTGCCGCATTCATTACTTTTGGTCTGAGGATAGTCCGTTCATTGACGGCAAGGAATTAGTCCGCACCTATTCAAAGCAACCCGTAGAGGTCAAGCTTGCCCGATTGTTCGGCATTCCAAGTAAAGCAGTGGAAGGGCGTTTCCCAAAATTCAACAGGGAGGTAAATGTAATCCCGCATGAGAAGATCCCCTTTATTCAGGATGATTCGATACCTGTCACCCGCTACTTCGTTGCTGATCCTGGCGGCTCAAAACCGTGGGTCTGCATTTGGGCGGGAGTTATGCGGGACGGAAGTATTTATATTTACCGCGAGTTCCCTGACTCCACGATGGGCCAATGGGCCTTGCCACATGTTAATGGGGTAGGGAAGAGCGTGGGTAAACCTGGCCCTGCCCAAAGGCCACTCGGTTGGGGATACTCTGATTATAAGAATCACTTCGAGGATTTGGAGAATGAGGAGGAGATATTTGAGCGAATTGTTGACCCGCGCATGGGTGCGGCCACAGTCAGGGAGAAGGAAGGTGAGAGTAATATTATTACGACTATGGCAAACTTGGGCTTTGTCATGCGACCCGCACCTGGCGTGGAGATCGAATCAGGGATTGCGAAGATCAATGATGCGTTATCGTGGAACGATACCGAGGAAATGACGGACGAGAATAAGCCAAAACTGTATATCTCAGACCAATGCGATAACACAATTACCTCGATGCTTGAGTATACGGGTCAGTCCCGCGCTGAACACTTTAAGGATCAGATTGACTGCATCCGATACCTTATGGTCAGTGGTGCTGATCACATCACTCCCGGCTCAATGGTGGCCACAGGTGGTGGTGGATATTGAATCCGTTTGACTAGTCAACTACAAATGGCTATAATTTGCTACTGCATATGCAAAGTGCCTCTGATCCTGAATTATTGTATGTTTCCAAGGAACCTGATATTGGATACTTACAGGAAACTTACCGCCGTACCCAAAGCGACTTGGGTGAGTGGATGGATCGTAGGCAACGCGATTACGACACTCGAAACTGCCTATGGAATGGTAAGAGTGATGACTTTAAGAAACACGGTAGTCTGAGCGAGACCGGAGAGGTTTTCCCTTGGGATGGAGCCTCAGATCAGGAAGTCCGCATGGTGGATGAGACTATTAATTGCTTAGTTTCCATGTCACTCAATGCGATCAGACGCGCTCACATTGTGGCCACACCTGTGGAATCCGATGATATTGAGCGGTCCAATGTGATCAGTAACTTCATGCGATGGATGCTGAACACCAAGATGACTGAGTTCTATGATGAAGTGGAACTTGGATTGAATCACTTTTACGAGAAGGGCATGATGGTTCATTACTGCTATTGGGATTCTCAGGATCTCAAACAACAGCAATCCATTCAGCTTGATCAGATTGCCCAAGCCCTTCCGCAGATTGCGACTGCTATTCAGGACGGGAGCATGGACAACGAATTAGCCGCCGCCCTGAATGAACAGTTCAAGGTATCCAAGGCCAAGGCTCGCGGAATGCTCAGGGAATTACGCCAGGACGGTGAGACAACTGTACCCGTAACCCGCAGGGTAATAAATCAACCCCGCATCAAAGCACTTGCTCCTGATGAGGATGTGTTTTGGCCATCCTATGCGATTGATCCGCAGGAAGCACCTTATGTTTTCCATGTCATTAATATGACCCCTGAACAACTTCGTGCAAAGATAAATACCGAAGGATGGGATGAGGAGTTCGTGGACAAAGCCATTCAACTTGCAAATCGCGGAGATGTGGACACTGCGATCAATAATATGCGTTTGCAGGAGGAAGTGATCCGCAATGATGATGAGACCATCCGCGTAATCTATTGCTATCAGCGTTTGCTCGATGAGGATGATGTGCCGGGTATATTCTGCACAATCTTTTGCAGTGATGTGCCGGAAGTTTATGCCAAGCATCAACTCTTGGATTATGGGCATGGTAAGTATCCTTTCGTTGTATCCACATATGAGAAAACAAGTAAGCGCCTCTACCACTCCCGCTCGGTTGCCGAGCTTGGTGAGGGACCGCAAAACATTTTAAAGATTGAAGAAGACTCCTCGATTGATAGGCAAAGCATCTCAACACTTCCGCCGTTGGAACATCCGCTCGGTCGAGCGCCAACGAGGTGGGGGCCGGGAGTACGCATCCCGTATCGCACTCCGGGTGAGTACCGATTTGCGGACACTCCGAGATTCGATGGTGGATCGGTACAGGTTCGTCAATATGTCAAAGAACAATTTGACCGATTGATTGGCAGAAACGCTCCAGGCGTTGATCCCGTTGAGGCTCAGATGAAGCAACAGCGAAACATCGATAAAGTCTTTCAGCATCTTAAGCATTTATTCGATCAGATTTATACGCTCTATCAACAATATGGTCCTGACGCAGAGTTCTTCCGGGTGACCGGAATGCGGGACATGCAGAAGTTTTCCAAGGGTGCGGCAAATGAACGCTTTGATTTTTATCTGCAATTCGATGCCGCAACTCAAGACCCACAGCAAATGCTTGAGCGCGTCAAGACGGTTGCGGAACTTGGCGGTATGCTTGACAAGAACGGAACCTTGGACACTGAGCGTCTGTTGCAATTAGCAATCGGACAAGTCTTACCTGGTGCATCCGAGAAGGTATTACTGCCCAAGGAAACTGCATCTCAGAATGCGGTCAATGAAGAGCGTCAAACCATTGCCGAGTTGGTTGCGGGAGTTCCACCAAATGTGAAACCTTCCGATGCTCACGAATTAAAGATGCAAGTATTTCAACAGTGGTTGGCACAACCCGACATTCAACAAAAAGCTCAACAAGATCC